ATACATTATTTCTCTAAATTATTGCATAAAATAATTATGCTTAAAATATTATTACAATATAAATTAACAATAGTTATGATGAACTGTAAGTGCGGAAACAGGTCACTCTTCTTTGAAAAAACTACTCGCGACGGAATTTTTCGTGTATTTAAATGCGATGCAGAAAAAACTAAAAAAAGGGGAAAATGTGATTTCTTTCACACCGAGAAAATTAGAGACTTTGTAAATAGCGACCCAGTTCAAATTATCAAAACAACTTTACAAGAAACCTCAAAAGAAGTAAATCCAAGAGAGAATTACATGAAAAATTTAAATAAATACATCAAACTCTGTAAAAATACATCTCATTTACCACGGGAATATTACACTGGTTATATAGCAAATATGAATTACATCCTTAAACGACTACATATGCCTTTATATTTCGAAGACAATGAAAGCATTGAATCTCTCGAAATAAGGATAAAAGCGAATGTGTGTGTAGAATACATTAGACCAATGAATATATTTCCAATTAAGTTAACAGAGTATCCTTTAGAATTGGCAGTTCCAAAGAAAGTTAAACATATCAAAAGGAGAAAGATAAAGACCGAAGTTAAGATTAAGAAAGTTGATTTAAAGGATTTTATAGACAATGAAGAAAAACCCAAACCAGAAGAGGAAGCGGAGACTAAATCGATATATAGCGATAGCGATAGTGAAAGCGAAGCACCAGTAGACGAGAAGGATAATACATTCGACGTTGATGAATGCGATTCTGGACAAGAGGACGAATTTGACGATACCGGAGCATTCAGCGATTAAATTAAATTTATTAAATGTATATTATATATTATATATCATATATCGTATCATATGCTGTCGAATATATTAGACGAAAAAAGTCAATTTAAGATTAATGAAATATTTAATAAAATTATTTTTCCTATGAAGTGTTACGCTATTATATTGTTCGTTATTCTTTTATTGAACACTTATTATTTATATAAAATTTCTGAAAAACTTAACTAATTTAAAAAAATGATATATTTAACTTTAAATGGAGCTACCTGTTACAGATCAGGAAATTGAATTTTTTAAAAAGGATGTAGGTGATTATAACGACATAGATACCCAAATTAAAGAACTTAAGAAAAAAATGAAACCTTATCAGGATAAAATCAAAGAACTCGCTCAGAAAAAGAAACAAAAACAAGAAGAAGTGTTGAGCTTTATGTCAAGTAACAATCTAGATGTATGTCACGTTGGAGACGACTCTAAACTAGAACTTAAAAATACTTCAGTTAGTAAACCTATTACAAAGGGAGATGTTTATGATAGAATATATAAGTATTTCTCAGAAGAAACCGAAAAAACTAATGATATGAATAATCAAGAAAAATCAAAGTTTTTACATGATTACATCTACATAGAAGGCCGTGAAAAAGTACCTACGCAAAAGTTAGTTTCAAAGTAATATTAATGGAAAGAACTTGTAAAGGAGGCTCAAGAAGCAAACTTCACTAGGTCAGATTAAATCAATACATACATCCCTTTGAACTAATTTTTTACAGGCATACATCTAAAAATATTTCAAGACAAAATGCGCCTTAAAAAGTAATAATGTCCTTATAATGTTTTGTAATATCTAAGACATTCGTGTCTTCTTCGGGTATTTCATATTTTTCTTTTTCTAAAAGTTTTATATAACTGTTTAATGTTAATGATTTAATATTTAAATTACATTCTAATTTAATTAAACCTATATCTGAATTATACCTATCAGTTGTAAAATTTAAAACTGTTAAGTTCATTTCAGAATTATTATTTTTATTAAACATAATGACGTATCCATCGTACAATTTATAAAATTCAAACTGTTTAAAATGTGTTATATCGAATACATTTACATTTGTCTTTTTTTCTTGAATTTCTCCATTTTTAAGAAAAATCAAAAACGACTTCATTCTATACTGTTAACGTCATATTTTAAATGATATTTTTAACCCTGATATTACAAAAATAAAATCATATAAAAAAATATTTTATACTAAATTATATTCAGTGATGGCGCTGGCACCTGTTAACTGGACAAATGATATTAAAGACCGGATTGATCAGGCAGACAACGAAAAACTTTTAGAATACTTTCATAATTTAGACGAAAAATGGTCTGTTAACAAGGACGATAATCTTATCACTGCCGTATGCGAGAAACTTTGCATCGGAGATCTAGAAACAATTGATACAAGTGTTCTCTCTATTGAACTACAAAAAGCTATTTTTGAAACCACATTAGTGTATTTTAAATTTAAAAAATACATGCCCGATTTTGATGACTACAGAGAACGCTGGAATAGAATATATGAAGTTATTTTTTATTCAGAGAGACTTATTCGCGATACTTATATACTTTATCGTACAATAGAAACAAACAGAAATTCACTATGTAATGAAGACCCAGATGTACTTTTTAAGTATTCCCGTTTTACAGATGATTCTAAAAAAACGCCTTATCAGTGTCTTCTATTGTATCTTCTGGAAATGTTTTCGGAAGAAGGTTTCACAAAGGCAGGAGGAAATTTGTATAAACCCGTAATCCACAGAAAAAATAATACACATGCTTGGAAAAAGCAGTTTTCAATCAAGGATTACATCTATCAAAAAACTGATCACAAGATTAATTTTAATCAGTGGAAGAATGCCACTGCTAACGGTACAAGTAATATCAATAACGCAGAAAAATACTTTAATGAATTTATTGGTCCCGAGTTGCCAGCTTTGAATAAAGACCGTCATCTATTCGCATTTAAGAACGGTAATTACATAACTAAGTATAATACATCCGAACCAGGCGAAATACCTGTGTATGTAGACGTATTCGTTCCTTATGGCGAAAGTCACCCATATCTTAATAATTTGTCCGTAGCAGCAAAATATCATGATGTAATGTTTGATAACTATGATGAGTATTCGGAAGACGAATGGTTTAACATTATAGTACATTGCCCTACATTTAAAAGCCTCCTTGATTATCAAGAATTTACAGAAGAAGTTCAGAGATGGTTTTGTACATTTATGGGTAGAATGTGTTTTAATCTAGGGGATATGGACAACTGGCAGGTTCTATTGTATCTACTTGGTCAAGCGGGTGCTGGAAAGAGTACAATCGTAATGAAAATTATTCAAAAGTTCTACGAAGAAGAAGACGTAGGTATCATTGCCAATAATATCGACGCGAAATACGGTATTAAACCTCATGTAAACAAGTTCATGGTACTTGCTCCGGAGATTGCCGAAAATTTTAAGATGGAGCAGACAGATTGGCAGCTTCTAGTTGAGGGCGGGCGTAATACTTACTCAGAAAAGTACAAGTCAGATGAGACTATTAATTGGGAAGTTCCGATGATGATGGGTGGTAATAAGATTATGCGATACAAAAATAATTCAGAGAGTGTATCGCGTAGAACAGCTGTTGTTAATTTTTGGAAGAAGGTAGTAAATACAGACACTGAAATTGATAAGAAACTAGCAAAAGAAATACCAGGTATCATGAAAATGTGTATCCGAGGATACTATCATACACTAAAGATGCATGGTAAAAAAGGAATTTGGAATATTCTTCCTCAATACTTTAAGGAAAATAAAGAAGAAATGGAGCAAACTACTAATTCTCTTCAGCATTTCCTGAAATCTGAGAAGGTTGTATTTAATAAGAGGTTGTATGTACCTCTAAAGGTATTTTCTCAGATGTTTAATGATCATTGTAGGGAAAACAATTTGCTAAGAGAACAATTCACAAAGGACTATTACATGGGTATATTTACCAATAACGGTATTAAAATGATACAACAGGGTTCTAAAGAATATCCTCCCAATTCTGGTATTGTACTTAAACGCACTACATTTTTACTCGGTATTGATATTCCAGGAGATGATAACGAAATCGCAGAAGATGACCCAGAATAAATTACATTACATTACATTACATTACATTATACGTTAAAAGATTCGTTTTAAATTATTTATTAAAAGTAAATGTCCAAGGAAATGATACCAGGGTTACCCGATAACGGCGAATTTCTATTTAAAGTTGGTATGGGCTGCGTATTGATTATAATTGTCTTCTTCATTTATAATTTGTTTTCTAAGATGAAGGAAATAAATAATAAAATAGATTCTTTTGTAACAGAAACATCTAATCCACACGTAATACCTGAATCACCAAATGATGTCATTCAGGAAATTTTTGGAGAAACTGAAACCGAAAAGAAAAAGTCGAATATAGACTTGTCTGGCGTTGATTCCTCCCTAGATTTAGAGACCATCGAAGAATAAACTTTATGTAGGACATGAAAGTATACCATCATTTCTTACAAATGCGTCATTTACGCATCTATATATTTTTTCATATGAAGTAATGTCATTACCGCCTGTAATTATAACACTACCAGGTCTAAATACAATGCATGACATTACTTTATCAAAATCCGGTTCTTTCATTTTAATGTTGACACCTGGATATTTATTTGGGTTAAAAGAATAAGTTTTAAGATATTCTAAACCCCGATTGTCTAGAATTTTACATAATTCCGTCTGTTTTATAAATTTATCTATCTTAAAATCAGAATTTATCATACATATTCTAACATTAGATATTTTAGCAGTTTCATCGCTTTTAAAGGCTTTCAACGTTTTAAGTCTTTTAAAAATTTTCCTGAATGCGTAAGTTGCCGAATATGGATTCAGAATCCCGGCTAACTGAATATTTCCATTTGAAAATATTTTAGCTGAAACTTTAGGTTTATGCTGATACTTCACAGTTATGTAAACATTTGCGCAGTTATAAAAAGGTTTTTTACCGTTTTCATCTATATACTCCGTTGTATATTTTGAAGTTTCTATAAGACTATTAAAACAACAACACATTGTCATGGTAGATATGTCCCATTTTTTAATAATATTAAAGGATGTATAAGAATCATTCACATGCATCCGTTTATATACTTCATTAAAATTTTTGAAATTAGAGTGGCAAATGCAATCTGTATATTGAGAACGCGGATCGCAGATTGAGCACATAGTCGTGTCCGTGTTCTTTATATACTAATTTGTTCCTTTATATAGTTATTTTTTGTAATTATATGTCTCTAAATTCGTTTACATTTTCTACTATAGAAATGTAATCAATTATTAGTTGTTTGTTTACAGTTTCTTTACACGCTTTTAAAAGCATTGCCGCCATTTCTTTAGAATGATTATTTACAAGATGAGTGAAATAAAATATAAATCGAGGAAGATAAAATTTGTAAGTTTCTTCTATATTCAATACTTTATTATTAATGTCCTTGATGATGTCGTGTAAACAATAAGTTAATATATTAAGATCTATATTTTTAATCATATCGTCGGATATAATCAATTTATTAGTCGGTTTTCGATGATAATAAATAATGAGTTTATTAATTTCTTCTATTTTTTTATTAGATAAACTAATTCTAGTACAAGGATCTCTGAAGTCGGACATTTTATTTAAATATATTACAAAAGTATTAAAATCGTAATAAATATACCTCTTATTATTTTTAGTACATATCCACGGATATCTAAGTTCTTCGTGAGAAATTGGACAGGTTTCGTTAAAATCTAATATTTTTCTAAAATTTCTTTGAATTACTTTCGCGGCTGAATATTTATTCAAAATATCTAAAAGAAAATCTTTTTTGATATACATATCAAGTTTAATTTTATAAATTCTACATATTTTTCTTAAACATTTAACAGATAAACTATTAGAATATTGTATCATCTAATTAATTAATGTATCTTTTTAAATTATTTAATAAAACATATAAAAAGATACGATATAATAACTACAAATGACATCTTTTAAGATATCTAAAAAAACAATTCATACAGACTCGAGAACATCTATAATAGATAAACATCTCGAAACTATTAAACAAATAGAAGACGACAAAAAAAATTTAGATAAATATCGTTCAGAATTATTTTTATTGAAAAAAACTAAGAAGAATTTTGAAAGTAAGAATAATTTTTCTATTGGGTTTAGTATATCTCAAAAGATACATCTATTAGAAGATAAAATAAAAAAAATTGAAAGTGATACAGATTTATCTGATTATTTATTCGATTCTATAAATTTTATAAAGGAGATAGACAATAACGAATGTACAGTAGTGGAAGATACAACAGACGATGGTATATTTAAGTACATTTCTCTCGATTCAAAAAATAACAAGGGCGAGATGTACAAGATGTATATGGAAAAATGTTTCCCGTCAGAGGTTAAAAAAAACGTTGAATATAAAAATAACACGTTTAGATGTATAGATTGTGATGGTAAGACACTAAACGACGTTTCGTCTGGTCTCACAATTTGTTTCGACTGTGGTCTAACAGAAAAATCTAACATTTCAAATCTTCCAGAATGGAATCATGCAGAAACGCATGAATATACTAAACCTTACAGCTATAAGAGAACAAATCATTTCAAAGAATGGATAAATCAGATACAAGGTCGCGAAGGAACTCTTATACCTGATGAGGTTATAAATTTACTTATCCTTGAAATTAAGAAAGAAAGATTAAAAGATAAATCTCTTATTACATATTCTAAAATTAAAGAATTTCTTAAAAAACTTAAATTTAATAAATACTACGAACATATTCCGAATATAATACATAAAATAACTGGCAACAAACAATTAATTATCAATAACGAACTTCAAAATAAATTAATTAGCATGTTTAATGATATACAAGAACCTTTTGACAAAAACTGTCCAAAGAATAGAAAAAATTTTTTAAGTTATTCTTATACATTATATAAATTTTTTCAATTATTAAATAAAGAAGAGTATCTTGTATATTTTCCTTTGCTTAAAAGTAGAGAAAAACTATTTGAACAAGAAAATATATGGAAGAAAATATGTGTAGAACTGAGGTGGACGTTTACCCCCTGTATTTGAATTTATTAAAATAGATCTATATTCGCTGTACTATTATTGTAAGACACTGTAGTTGTTCCTACGCAAGTTACATTAATATAAGACCTTGGTCCGGCTATTGCGTTAAAGTTTAATTTAAGCCTAATGCTACTATATCTATCTAATGGTACACTTGATCCAGAATAGGCCGTAGAAGCCAATGGTATAACCAAAGACCCTATCCCGTCTTCTTTATCTACGCCATTAAATGTGTATCTGTTATAATTCAAACCTAAACATAATTTAGTTGCGAAGTCTATAGCACTCGGTTCAAATGTTTTGTTATAAGAATATCCATTTAATTCTAAATTCATATCAGTGATGCATATCTCAGAAGTTAACCATCCCGATACGATGATGTGTGACGCGTACATATTAAAGTTATCTAAATCTAATAACATATTTTTAGTGTTATCTGCGTCGAAGTATAAACTCTGTGTAATTTTAGGGACCTGTTTGACTCCTTTGTTGAAATCGTCTATTTCAACTTCATCTAACTCGAACTGTTTACAATAAAGTCTTAATCTTTGGATTTCTGTTGAAAAATTTAATTTAAACTGGCCATTTACATTTTTATAAGTGTCTCCAAGTTGAAAACCGTAATTATCCGCTAGAAAAGAATCTATGAAATAATTTGGATCTCTATCACAAGGTATTAATGTATTATTCATAAAATTATCAAAAACGGCATTATTCATATCACTAGAAGTCAGTTCGTTCCCTATTATATTTTCAAGTTTGTTATAATAAATTTTTATAGACAACTTTTGATCCTTTAGTAATCCAGACGGGAATGAACCACTCTCGGATACATTGTGGAAATTTTCTAATTTAGAATTTAATGTTTTAGTAAAACCAGGTATCCACGTTGTTAATTTAGTGGAACCATTTTTATTTACTGTGCTGCAATTTTTTAATAATTTAGCATATTCTCCTGCCCCAAATTCCGTGTCTAACATTGCTTTAATGTCGTCAAATGTTAGAGTTTGCCATATCTGCGCACCTACGTGATACTCTATTCTGCTGAAAAGACGAAGTATAGATAAATTTCTAAGGAAAATTCCTTTCAAGTTTGGTACATATGGTAGAATATCGGTGACGTTATCATCTGTATTATTAAAATAATCTAATGAATTAAAGGCGGTAGAATAGTCCGAAGATAATGTATCACTTTGATACTTTGTATGAATGCCTGTCCAGTTTTTACCGTCTTTTGATATAGCAAGATTGTAATTTCCTTCTCCAATTGCTACCCACAGCCCACTTTTATGAGAGATGTCAAATACTATTGTAAATATGTCTTTTACATCAACATCTGTCCAATTAATAAGGTCATCGGACTTCACTATTGACGAGGATATACCTTTACCTACGGCAAGATACCTCGCAGAATCGACGCCGGTTATAAAATTTTCATTTTTAACTTGTTCAATTTTGTAACAGTTTCCTTCTATCCTATTTCTAAGACTAAATGTATCCGTTGTTATGAATTTTCTATATCTATTAGCCCATGGGTGAGATATTCCCCAACCTTCAAAAGCTATTGAATACGGGTGGTTATAAAGATTTAGAAAGAATTTACCAGAATTATTACAATCCACGATATACTGATTAAATCTATGTTTATATACAGTGTTAAATAGAGTGCGTTCCTCATTATTTATATAAGTTTCCCATGTTGGTCTAAATTGTTCTCCTCCATGTTTGATAGTGGTCCAAGGAAAAACTATGTCATCAAGGCCGCCTCCATTAAGTTCATTTCTATAAATTAATGTAGGTTCCGGAAAAGAATAGTTTTGATTAATATTAATCGTTGAACCTTCATCGTACATAAAATAAACCTTTTCTTGTAGCCTATCGTAATCGGCAATATTAGAATCATCATCGTAAAATGAAACGTTTATTATAACACCGGAATTTCCTTTATAATTAACAGGTCGGACGTGATTCCCCTGCCACGAACTAACATTATTGAAAGGGTCCTTTCCAAATTCAGATTTTGAATTAATCGTTGATTTAATAACATTAAAAGGCTTTTCATTATCTTGATGAGCGAAATTTTCAATTACCCAGGCATCTGGGTCTAATAAATCTGTTGTATGTGCTAATATTTTTCCATCGTTTACATTTTCAGCCCCAAGATCGCCGATCGAAGCTTCACTCCCGTTGAGCATCCATTTTGGATTTGGTATACCGACGAATACCCATCTAGCACCCGTATAACAGACGGATAAAACTTCAGAAAATCCGTGATATTCTATTGGTATCTCATACCAGTCGTCTCTAAATGTCTTAAAAGTCTCGTCGTCCGGTTTTTCATAAAAAATTGGACTTTTACCATCCTTGGGATTTCCAACCACGACAATTTCGCGTCTGTCAGTTGTATATACATCGTGAATTGTTTTGAATTCTGTATCAGTCCAAGTACCTTCTGTAATACTCTTCACGCCTGATTCGGTTGTACCGAAAATAAATTTCCAATAATAACCCGGAGTTAAATCTGGAAATTCTCTAGGATCAGGAATATATCTTAATGCTAGTAAGCCATCTGAAGTAACACCTTGTGTGGTCATATCTGTTATCGACCCATTGTCTGTGTTAGGTACTCCAGTTCCATACCAATTTTTGCCTATGGCTAGACAGTTATTTTTTGAAAAGTTAGTTTCATGTAATGAATAGAATGTTTTCGCAAGTTTTGTCATTCCTATATAAGTTGTTCCGTCGCCCACGGGATTATATATAGATCTAGCTTCTACAAAAGTTAGACCATCGTTACCAGGTCCTTCGGCCAAATTAACAAAATCATCCATACGATTCCAATGAATGTTTGCATGGTCTGATAGCATGGTGTACTCAATATTGATTAATGGTTTATTTTCACCACATAATACAATCGTTCCATCTGTTATTTGTATTATATCATTAACGTTTGTGCTTGTACGTTGCAGACGTGATTGTACCCCATTGAGAGTTTTTATTTGCATTAACCTTCCATCTGGAAAAGGGTCCCCAGGGTCAACCGTGTTGCCACCATAATGGAAGTGGGAAACATTAACATCGGGCAATACATATGCCGCAATTCCGCCACCTTTGCTCTCGCTCAACGAAGCGGAATGACAAACTTCATAAGATTTAAAATTTCCTAATTTGTAATTTTTTGCTTGGGGTGGACCGTTGTCTTCATCAAGAGTAACCAATGGCTCATAAAGTCTGTTGTCTTTTACAACAATAGACGAAATGTTAGGAAACCCTGCATCTGTAACTCTCCATTTAATAGTGTCATAAGATTTTACCACTACATTGTCAGAATTACGTTTACCTGTTATTATCCATTCTGTACATACATAATTTAAACCTTTAATATCATCTAATTGATTTTGTAATGAATCTATTTCTAAAGGAACATTGTCAGGGGTTATTTTAAATATTCTATAATATCCATTTGTAGACTCGTATGAGTAAACTACATTACTATTTAAATCAGATTTTATGAAAATAGAACCATTGGCACTTAAATCTCCTATAACCTTTAATGTTTTCCACTCTACCCCATTAGACGATTGAATTATTTCATATTTAATGGCATTGCTATCAGTAGAATCTTTTAGAAATGCTGTTATACCTAATTTTGTATAAACCATATTCTGTATAATTCTATCAGTACCTAATTTAACTGTGATAGTATTAATCGGGACTCGGTCCCCGAGGTCTTGGCGTTCAGGACCGGAATTATGAGATGTTATTGTTACTATACCACAAAAACTACCCGTGCTTTCTTCATTTTTTCCAAAAAGAATATCTCTGCTACCGTCAGAAATAGCACCTAAAAAGGTGTATTTGATATCATTTAGTGTCGGAGTTGTAGAAGGATTCCACAAACCTGTAAGATCATAAAGCCCGAAATAAGTATCGCTTATTTTTTCATTTGTATCGTGGTAGTAAGGAGTTATCCTATGAAATGTAACGTAGTGACCCTGCTCCCAGTCGTCGTAAGGAGGGTATCCTAATACTGGTAGAGGCCAATATTCCTGGGAAAACCCGAACCAATTAGGGATAGTCATCAAAACATAACTAACGTTATTATTTGTAAAGGCGGGTGGACCCACCTCGGGTGGGTCGATGTGATCACTCATGTTGTAATCATCCCCTTCGACAGATATCATAACAGTATTTGGAGGAACTGACATCAATACTTTACAATCTTCTTTATCTGTTGAATAAACTGTAACGTAATCTACTAATACTGAATTAAATTGAATCCTGTTAAGTTGACGATTATCAGGATATGTATATACTCTAATTGGGTGCCACGTTTCACCATCGTCAATAGATCTGAATACAAATTGTCTATATTTATGATTTTCAGGCCTATCTGTCTGGGGATCACTCCCCTCTAATATAGTAGATTGTATGCCCTGCTGACCTATAGCCGTCCATGCACCAGTGTCATTTGTATGAAGTTTTGAAACTTTTGGCATGAAGTATTTAAAATTTGGGTCCGAATAAATCCCGGTCGTGATGGGCGGCACATAAACTCCTAAATCATAATCCTCAGGGCTACCATCAGTTTTGACTGCCGCCGTCGGGCGTGTGTATGGTGGGTCCAATTCAGTGGATGTGTTATTTGCTGCTGATGTTGAACCATAGTAGAAATTAACGTGTTTCCACGTTTCACCGTTGTCGTAGCTTCTTATGATTAAACCTGATGTATCTAAACCTAACATCGTGTTATATCTAGTTCCACATGACAAAAGAGTTTTCTGTGTTCCATTATCATTTATACTTAAAATTGAAGACACTTCTCGCGCGGAATCATAATCTTCCTCTCGCGCCGCATGGAAAAAAGCATCATGTATCATATCAAACTTTAAGTCGGTAATAGTATATCTCAGAGCGGCATACGGATGATTTTTTAATATATGAGAGGTATTTATATTAGGTTCACCATATTTTTTTCCCGATACAATAAATCCACCTCCAGGTCTATAATTTAATGTATTTACTGTTACATAAAGTGTGTAAAGCTGTAGATTCTCCTCAGGGACCTCTGAGTACGTTGCATCGACTTCGGTTTCGCCGGATCTTAAAGCAAGTTCTCTTACCGCCGAATTAGGATAGAGCATGTGTCTAAAATAAAGTCCAGAACTTTTTCCTATTAAATTGTCCTGAAGATAACCCCCGTATATTAAAGAACCTAATAATAAATCGTTTGTGTATTGGGGGGGGTAAGGCGATGGGTCGTAAATAACGTCATTAACTTCAACAAATTGTGGAATGTTCATACGGTACCACTCACCGTATTCGTTTGGATTTGGCGACCCAAAATATCTCCAGGCAACATTATGAGTTATATCGCGACCTACAGCAACTTGAATGGTAAAACTTGAAGTTTTAAAGGTTTTAATTTTATTAACGGTTCTCATATTTAAAGTAAGACTCTCTTCACGTGGTACTTCGCGAGTAGTTAAATCTAATTCCATCGATTTAAGTTCAGACCCGCCCGCGGTAAAAGATGTTATAAGACTATTCACTGGTAAGTCTTTAATCGGATATTCAACTGATTGTGCCGTGTCAACAAATTTAAAGGCTGATATCTCTGAATCCATTTCAAAATTCAAATAGATGTCTCCTAGCATATCACTGTTTTCATCTGGCGTAAAAATCTTATACCTTTCCGAATTAACACTTTCTATTTTACCTGAGCATGTCATCTCAGATATATTACATCCGTGAATAATTTGTTTGGTTGTATCATTTTCTGTTAAGAAAACTGATTTTATTTCTTCATTTTCATTAATTTTATCCGTAACCGATAGGCCTTGTGTGCCACTTCCATTATAGGCAGCGTGAGCAGCATGAGCTCCTCTTCCCATGTTGTTAATTAATATAAGTAAAACATAATTATTTATATTATTTAACACATTATTTCATTAATTCATTAATTCATACAATCATACCCGTTTAGTACATCGCAAGCGAGGCGGCACCACCCTTGAATAGAGCAGTGGTCTCACCAATGCAAGTGATGTTAATGTATGGGCTACCCGCAGGCGGCGCCGAGGTGAATGTTAGTGTTAGGCGAATGCTGTCGAAACGATTGAGAGGAACCGACGAGCCCGAGTAAGCACTGCTTCCTAGAGGGAATACAAGAATACCGGTACCATCAAGAGACTCTTTCTGGGTCTCGTCGATGCTACGGTTAACGTATAGGCCCATCGAAGAAGCGGCCGCGTAATCTAACATCTGTGCAGGAAGAACACCTGAGAACGAAGACGAGTTCAACTTAAGCTCAGCACTCTTAACGTATACATCCTTACCAAGGTCGCCCGAAATGATAAGATGCGAACCATATAGAGAAAAGTGGTCGAGATCGATGGTCTTCTGTTGAACGCCTGCTATATCCGTAATCAAGGCATTCTGGGACAACTTAAGACGCTTTGGAAGGCCTAGGGGCATCGACTTCATCTGGTCGCGTTCCTCGTTGCACATAATAATGTGCTTAGCGTAAAGCCTGACTGTTCCCAAAGTAATTGGAGCCGGACCTAGAGCGATGGTGGGGGTTGTGTTTGCGGTCGCGCTCGTCGCGGAGGCGTTCGCTTTGAACGAAATCGATGAAACATAAGGAGAATTGGCTACGGGAAAAGGTGTGTAACCCCCGCTGATGAAAGCTCCGGGGTCAGGGGCTGGAATAGATATATCATCCTCAGATGTGAAGTAAATCTTAATCTTAATAGATTGATGGGGGGCGGCCGCAAGAGGGTAACCACTTTCCGAGACATTGGCAAATGTCTCTAACTGAGGAGCAAGGGTTTTAGTTAAAGCCGGGATAATGAACGTAACATCAATTTCATTGCCCGCGCCAGCGGCGCCATCTCCGGCGGCGGCCCACGCGGAGTCGGTGTTCCCCTCCCAAAGAGTACCCGAGTTAGAAGGCCGGCCTCTTCTCGATACAGTATCGTAAGCACCCTCAGACATTTCAGTGTTGTATACTACACGAACATCGTCTTTCTCTAGTGTTTGCCAAATCTGGGTACCAACCTGGTATTCAATGCGTTCTATTATGTTAGTTAATGCACCCAACTTGAATTGAATTTTTGGTACGAGCGTGCTCATATTCACCGCGGCGTTGGCGGCTGTTTTGCCCACCGCAAACGTGTTCGTGCCGTCTATAACCCCAGCATTATCAAAATTGTTTTTGACAGTTACTTTCATATTAAGATATAATTCTCCAAGGCAGTCGATGTCGTTGTTAATGGTGAAAATCTTGCTTCCTCC